CCAAATTCCCGGGATCCGTGAAACAGTGTAAGCATTGTTTCTACCGGCATCCACCCGGTAGTTTGGAGTAGACTCGTACTCCATTATGCTGTTTCAGGTCGTTCCCGGAAAACATTACGAGGCAATGGTAGTGTGTTTGCTAGAGCCGCAACGGACTTGCGCGTTAATAGTCATGAGTTTACCTATTTGCAAAGTTAAATAGAGACATTTAATACCCTATATAACAAAACATGAAAATAATAAATACAACAATAAATAACAAAACAAACACAAACTTTTTATCCTTTAGTTCTGGCTATTCATTTAGCTCATTCAGTCCAAATGCAACAAATTCTACAACAGTGAAAGATCTGCGGCAGAGTATTGTTCCGGGTATAAACGTAGTACGAAACTCAACTCGTCTGGCTAGAAGTATAGCGCTTCTCACAGCATATATTGAAATCCAGTTGAGAGACTTAGATGATACTTCGAGAATGGTCCTAAAACAGTTTATGACTGAATTAGAATCGATGTATCATACTAATTCCTCGAACTTCGTTGCTGCATCTAAACAACTAGGTAACTGGCTCAAAGTTAACCTCTTTAAGAAGGTACGACTTCAAGGGGATGTTAAGGATGTCCACTGGAATGCACATGTATCATGTCCAAACCAGTTAGTTGGCGTGATTGCCGAATTTCATAGAATTGAGAAAGGTACACTCAAGACACAATATCTGAGAGCACTCTTATCAATTTTGAATTTATACGAAAGCATTACTATACCGACAAATCCTTCACTGGATACTATCACTAAACCAAGTAACGTCGACCAGACCCAGATATCCTCTCAGGAGATCCTAACTGCATTGGAAACTCTTGGCATCGACGTTGCAGCTGTAACAAATGACTTCAAATTCATGAATCAATCTCCAACCTCACATTCAAGTTCTTCAGCAGGTCCGAACGGACAGGCTGTTTGGTATTCCCATCTTGATGCTAAGGCTCTTTGGCAAGATGAAACTCTTAAGATGAGATTCAATAGTTTAGCAACAATTCTCGAAAGAGAGGATCTAAAAACTCTCCTTAAAGAATCTGCTGGACTTCCAAAACTCCAAAAGGCGAACAGAAACAAACCAAACCAGCCCAAACAGCACAAAATCTACGAGAAAGGTAATAAGACGAGAGTGATCGCTATACTTGATTACTTTACACAAGAGATTCTTACTCCTTTCCATGATTTAGTAGCATCTATTTTAAAGAAAATTGAAATGGATGGTACTTTTGATCAAGATAAGATAGCTCGATGGGTAAAATCAAAGACAGCTCAATCATGTGTGAGCCTCTATTCATACGATCTTACTGCAGCCACTGATCGTTTACCTGTTTGGCTACAGAGACGTATAATAGAATGTCTTATCAAGATTGATAACTTCGGACTTAATTGGCAATTATTACTTACTGATCGAGCATTTGATAACCCGATTGGTGAACCAGTAAAATATTGTGTTGGTCAACCAATGGGGGCAAAATCATCATTCCCAATGCTCGGCCTTACTCATCACATTATAGTACAAATTGCCGCTAAACGGACAGGTTTCCAAGGACTTTTCACAGAATATGTGATCCTTGGTGATGATATCTGCATTGCAGATGACCTTGTTGCAGCAAAGTATAAAGAAATGATGATCGAGTTAGGTTTAACTATCTCCGAACACAAAACAATCGTTTCAACAGTCGAAACAAGTATCGATCCTGTTGCCGAGATTTGTAAAAGAGTCTTTATTGGTGGTGTTGAGGTTACACCTTTACCAATGAAATTAGCTGCGAACGTGACTGAGAATAACGATCTGTTCTTCCAGTTTCGGGAAAAGCTAAGTGAAAGAGGGCTAATATACAATCCGGCTGATTGGAAATACTTCGTGGCTGCCTGTGTATCTAATCATCGTTCATTAGAGAAAATCGGACTGTACAATTCAATGCCTTTATGGCTATCCGGCTTTAAACAATCATTGCCTATCGGGACAGTTGGAAACAACAATTTCGAGGATTGGTTGAAAGCTGGAATGACAGAAGATTACTTACGAGAAGTCTGGACATTCACCGTTCTTCAAGAACAATTCAAGCGGATTTCAACCCTTATTCAATCAGCTCAAGATACATTCCAAACCATTAGTAAAGGAATTAGATTGGGTGATGCTGTTTATATTGTACCTGATACTGGAATTGAGTTACCAGTAACTAAATTCGATATACAGAAGATGAATGAGTGGAATATCTTAAACATTCCTCATCCAGCTAGATTCGTTATGCTAGGTGAAGTAAATAGAGTAGCCACTCTATTCTCTCAACTAAGCTCTATCCGTGGTCCATCACTGATGACGAAACTCACGCATAATATTGTCGATAATTTGAAATTTTCAGTTCTTGAGATGATCAATGACATGGACAATTATAAAGCAAGAGTAGACCGACAGCTGCTTGAGAAAATGATAAGTAACATTCGTATGATCATAAGAGCCGAGAATAAGACAGTAACTTATACAGTAAAACTTACTCCATTAGGCATTGTTTGGGTTTTAAGGTTGAGCCACCTCGGTTCATGTACTCTCTTTAGAAGTACATCTGCAATTCCAACAACTCTAAGGGATGCAGAACTTAAATTCAAACGAATGAACTCCGGTAACTCTCAAATCGCTTCAATCTTCGACACTTAGAGTAAAACCTAAGCCCCCTTTTTAATTTCTGTTCTAGTACGTAACGGGAGTGGGTTCGGAATTCGTTTTTCCGAACTCCTTTTCAAACTTTCCCAACTCGAGGTGAAAAGCCTCAGTTTCCTTTTCGTACGGGAGACTCCCCAATAGGGGTGTTGGGTCCGGATCCCGGGAATTTGGGAACCCAACACCTATTGGGGAGTCTCGTAGAAAGGAAAACGGGGCTTTTCCTCATTTGGGAAAGTTTGAAAAGGAGTTGGAAAACGAATTCGAACCTCTTTACTTAATAAAAACAAAAATTAAAAAGGGGGCTGTAGGTTTTACTCTAAGTGTCGAAGATTGAAGCGA